GAATGTGAGAGCAGAGTCTCCTTCAAAATCACCACCGTCGTTGTATTGTATTTGTGTGTTTGCTCCACCAGGATCACTGCTGAATGGTACTCCATTCGCATAGAAAAAGTTGTTTGCGTATACACTGTTAGATGTGACGTTTCCTGCAGGGTAGTTAACATTAGTAACTACGTCTCCAGATGCGTTTGTTAGATCAACTGGTGGTAGTCCGGTTGAGTATCCTGTTAACGAGTTAAATTTATCAGCGGCCATGTAAGAATTTCCATTAGTTTTATCTTGTATTTATGCTATTATCTAAAAAAAGTTTGACCAAAAAAAGAACCCGGCAGAACTTTTTAATAAATAATAGTATGCTTACAAAACAGCCAATACGGCCCAAATGCAGTAAATGCACTCTTTCATATGCTAAATCAAACGGAATAAGTAAACGTGGGTTTCAGAAATGGCACAAATATTGCGTAGCATGTGCTAAGGCTATGTATAACAAGAAATTTGTACACTTGCAACACAAGACTCACATGTGCTTCGAGTGTGGTTTTATACCAGAAGACCTAATTCAATTAGATGTTATTTTCAAAGACGGAAATCCATCCAATAAACAACTCGGAAACATACTATCAATATGTTCTAACTGTAATAGAGTAAGAAGGAAGAGATTAAGGGAGGCACTAAAGATATTAGATATATCGGTTGACTCAGAGATTAGAATTTAATTTCTTCGATTTTATTATACCAATGATTATAATATGTCGAAAGTCTTTCTCTATCATACCCTTCGATACCTAGTATAGTATACATTTCTTTAATAGCGTCGAGTGTTTCTTCTTCTGATTCGTATTTTCTTACATCGAATTCATAGACAACATTAGAAAGTGATCTCATTTCTTCTAAATTTGCATCATGATCAGCTAATCGATCATAGAAGATTCTGATTTGTGGGTCATTCTTTGCTCGTTTTTTTACATATTCATGTGGATTGATAAACAATATAATATTTGCATTCTTCCAAATCTTTTTAATCTCGATAACTTCTGGATTAAAATGTGTTGCTATAAAAAATTTATGATCTCCATATGATATGTCTTTGACAAATGAATTATATGAAATACCGCGCCATGGATCAGTGTATTCTTTCTTATCCACCCCAAAAAATTTGTTATCTGTAATATCAAGATCATTCCAGAAGACGCCTTTCTTTATGTCAGATAATTGCTCTAAAAGATAATTTAGTTTATCGTCTGGAGAAAACTCGCCCCTGAGTTGTGCTTCTGTCAATTCTTTGTGACCGAAAAAGCCATGGTCAGATAGACCTAAACAGTTAGCCATAAATTTGCCACCTGAATAATTGTGAAACCAGATAATAGTTAGGTTAGTTGTTTCTAAATTGCATTCTTCGGGTTTGACTCGCACACGCATAATGTTATACTATTTCTTCTCCGTCCTCACCTGTGCTTTGATTGAAATCCTTGTACGGTTCTGCTTCTTCATCGTTAACGACAGGAGGTTCACTGATTGGTTCTATATTAGAATCAACCTCACCTGGATTATCAATCGTACCAACTTCTCCTACGATTTCATTTGCGGATATATTGAGTTGAACGGTAGTCGCATTCTCTATCTTTCTCTGGTCTTCTTCATATTCTAGCATCTCGTCATAATTGTCCCAGCTCTCCACCATCCTAGGTCCACCTTCAACATATAGTTCACGAAAGTCATGCCATTTCAGATTGAGATAACCAACAGAGACATAAAAGCCTTTGTTATCGGTCTCGTTACAACTATAATCTGGTTCGATTTGCACTCTATCGTAATATCCACATTCTAACATATCACCGATATTTGTTTCAGTTGCACTATAACAAAATTTAACAGGGTCAAAGTCTTCGCCGTCTGTTTCAACATAATATGCGGCAAAGCCACCTTTCTCATCGCTGTGGTATACTAATACTGGTTTTACATGCTCATCAATGTCTGCTTGTGATAAATGGTCGGTTACCTCATACATCTCACTGCGGTGATATGCTTCTCTGCTATACAATTGATGAGGTTCGAACACAACGGTTTCGCCAATACTCTCTTCGAATGAGTCATCATCACTAGAGTATTTTACTTCAGTTACCGTAAATCCACCATCTATCCATGCGTTATTAAGATGCTCGATGTCATCAATATCATTCCAGGCTGGTTGGTAATCTTTATTAGCAGTCGGATGAGGAGCGCCTTCAATCCGCATAGATGGGTCTTCAAACTCGTAACTTTGCAAATGTGTTATAAGATCGTTTTCCGTCTGGTCATTATTAAGAAAGAATTCTACAAACTCTTTAGTGACTGTGCCAATAGTTAATTCACCTCCGCGGTGACCACCTTCAATTCTAAATTTTCTTTTTGCCATAACAATTCTCTCCTAAATGTGTAGTATTTACGTGATTATACACACAAAAGAATAATATGTCAAGTTATTTTGGACAACCACAAAAAAAGGAAGAGCCTAAAAGACTCTTCCTTAAACTTGTAACTTATAAGTTGATTATCAGATAATCGACTTACGAGAATGTTAAGTTTTGAACTGCGATCTCGCCTAAATAGTCAGCCGCATTACCGAAAGATGATGCAGTGTTAGTTAGTTCCACGTATCCGTAACGAGTCATGAACGACACGACTGGTTCGAATGTTTGTGGATCGAGTACAACTCCACTGCTCATTAATGGAATATATGGGCAATAGAAAGCCGCCGCATCTGTCTCAGATGAACCTTTGTATCCAACCAATACTGCTTGAGTATCAGGTGCATAAGAGTCAACGAAAACACGCATAGCGCCGTTCAACGTACCAACAAACTTAGTGTTAGTAGGAGCTTCAAAAGTTCCTTCAGTTGTACGAGCAAATGCTGATGTAGTAGCAGATTGTAACACAGTTAAGGCCGCAGAACTCACAACAGCCCAGTTACCTGCGCCTCTACGTGTTCTTTGAGCAATCAAGTTTGCAACTCTGTTAATAAGAACGGCCAAAGCGGCATGTTCGTCACCAACGTAAGTAGCAGTACCTGATACAGCTGCCTGGTTAAAAGTGAATTCAGTTGCCGCTAACGTTCTAAGAGATAACAAAATCTCCTGATCGATTTCAGCAGTGATTTCTTGTGCTAAAGCAGCCATAATTTCTGCTTCAACGTCGATGCCGTGCTGAGACTGTGCGTCCTGAGCGGCTTCGAATGTCCAACGTGCTTGCAACTTACGTGACTTCGCTTCAACAGCTTGTCTTAAGATTTGCACACTGATTTGCTTACCGCCGTTACCTTCTAAAATTGCTGTATCTGCACCTGTGTAAGATGCTGAAGTTCCAGCCGCCTGAGCAGTACGCGAATACGCCTGGGCAATTTTGAACGGTGATAGTGCTTCTTCACCAGCTGTTACCGAAGTAGCGGCTGCTGAGTTGTCAGTCAATGACTGAGCGTAACGAACACGCAAGGTGTGAATCTGTCCAACAGGACCAGTCATTGGCTGAACGCCGACTAGTTCGTTAGCAATAACAGTCGGCATAACCCGTCTGATTACTGGTAAGATTACACGATTAAGTGTTGCTATATTTCCTGCTCCGGTACTACCTGCGGTAGCATTCTCATTTAAGAGACCTTTGCGAGTGTTTTCGAGGATCACACCCATTGTTGAACGGCGAGTTCCTTTTAAGCCTTCTAACAGGGCGTCTTTGGTCTCACCCCAACGGCTTTCTAAGAGTACTTTTGACATGGTTTATTTCTCCTAATCAATGTCGAGTTTAAATTAAAGCCCTGCCAGGCGTTTTAGGTCAATGACATTATCTCTATTGTCATCTACTTCAATTTCTTTTTCCTTGGCAGATTTATTACCGGTTTGAACAGTTGAAACAGATTCAGTAAGAGAAGCCTTTTTCGCTTTTCCACTTCCTTCGTTCAATACTGCTGGTAAATACTTATCAAATGTGTTCTTCAGCTTTAGCGTCTGAACACTTTCTAATAAAGATCGCATTACTTCAGCCTTCTCTTTGTTCAAAGACGAGACCAGTTGGTCCAATGCCTTCTCACGCTGAGTAGATTCTTTAATAATGTTTGCTTCACGTTCCTTTGACTCAATGATCCTATTTGCATTCGCAAGTTTGACCTTTGACTCTGCTAGTTCTTTTTCTTTACCACTTAATACAGAAACGATGTTACGTGTTTCAGCCTTATCATTTAGATAAGTAGTGCTGAATTCACCTGCGAATGTTTCAAATATCTTGCGGCCGAAGGTATTCTCCCTAGCTGTTTTAATATCTTCTTTAAGTTGTGACAATTCACCTTTGAGATGTGAGGCAACAGAAGTTCCAATTCTTCGAGAACTTTCGACAATAAATTTCGCCTTAAGTCTTTCGAGTTGGTTACGACCTTCTGCAACTAACTTGACACGTTGTTCAACCACTGCTTGTCTATCCTGAGCAAATTCTTTGATCTCTTTAGACAATGCATGTATGATAAATTTTTGAAGTTTATCTTGGTTTTCTAACTGAATCTTACGATCAGAGCGTAGTTCTTTAATTTCTTCTGCTAACTTAGTTACCATAAAGTTATTAAATTTCTTTGCACTTTCTGAAAGTTTCAATTTTGCTTTAACGCGATCTTCGCTGATTGCTTTCTTCTCATCATGGAATTCTTTAATTTCCTCTGATAGAGAATTAGTTACCATCTTATCAAGGGCTTCAACCATCACGCTTCTATCATGTTCGTATCTATTAGCAAACTCGTTTCTGAGTTCCCCACGAACTTGATCCTTTGCTTCATCCAGCTTCTGTACCCAGGTGGTGTTTAACTCACCAGCTACATCTTCTGTGATCAGACCCGAATCAATTAATGGTTGTATAGCATCTAACATGCTGTTTTCCCCTCTATATTATTTAGATTTTTAAGTCTTTGATCAGACGAACAATCTCGTCCTTCAAATACTTTTCTACTTTCTTGTTGCCTCTAGCTTCCTTGGCGAGTTCTAAAACTTTATATCCGTGTCTCATGTTCATAAGACCCTCGTATATTGCTTTAGGATATGCATTCGGGGCACTAGGTTGTGCAACAATGTCCACAGTGATTATTTCAAAATCACTTACTCGGCCATCTATATCGTTAACGTTTCCGCTTCCTCTACTAGATACTCCGAGTTTTACCCCCGACTCTAACATAGTCTGAACTAAATGACCCATTGGAGTTGGTAAAATCTTTAATTTGCCGTAGCCGTTTGGCCCGTCCATCCACATCTTAGTAATCATATGTGACACACGATCTAAGTTGATTTTTAAATCATCTGGATGATCAACTTCTCCTAGTACAGAATTACCTTCTTGTATTTGGATATTCAGCGTCTCGACTGCGGCTTCTATTTCAGAAACGGGGTAAACACGTTCATTTGCATTTTTAACCCCTCCCTGAATAAAGATCCCTTTCATAAAAAGAGTCTTTAAATCAGTCTCTCCTTCCTTAACGGATTCAACCATGATTTCAGCACGGTCAAATGAAAGGTGTTCTTTAAGATATAAAGCCATTTATATCGTTCCTTAATCTATTACAGATTTAGTGTTCGTTCCACTTGCCTGTGCAGTCACTGGCTTAGGAGCGGCGCTTTGTGCTTTTGCATTCTTGCCTGGCTGATTCTGCCAAGAAGATGCACCATCAACGTCTTTTGCTTTTGGAGCTGGGCGACCTTTCTCATCACCTTTATCAAAGTTTACGGGCTTAGAATCTATTCCCTTTTGACCTGAATTAGCGTCTACTGGACTTTTCGATTGGTCTCCGTTGTCTCCACCTGATGGTGTAGCTACTTTGTTTAGAGTAATTGCTTCTGCAACTAGTTCTTCATCGTCGATATCAATGTTAACTTCGCCTTCAGCACCTTCAATGTCTTGTAAGTCAGCGTCTATTTCGTCGTCGCGTCCTTCTAAGTCATCTTCTGTGCCCATAATTTCTTCAAACTCAGCCATTAGTTGGTCTAGTTTATCTTCGATACGAATTACTGCATCTTCTACTTCGACAGGTTCGCCTGAGTCGATGTCTAATTCAGCACTCATATCCATTTCTTCGTCGCCTTCTATATCAAAGACTTCTTCAGAATCAAGATTGATTTCTTCTTCATCTTCTGCAATTCCTGAGTGTTCAGCAGAAATTTCGTCTGCTAGATCACCGACTTGTCCGCCCATTCCTTCTTCAAGGTCATCAGCTTGTTCGTCTTCCATAATGGATTCATAAATTTCTCTGGATTTTTCTACCACGATGTCGTGAAAGAGGTCTTTTGCTTGTTCTTCGTCCTCATTGATAATGAGGTCAATTAATTTTTCAAATTTCTTGTTTTCCATTATTTTGTTCTCCTTAGATATAAGAATGGCTTAGTAAAGTTATTTAGTGAGTGGTACGGAAAAGCACTGTTTAAGTACTACTTTTTTGCGTTTTTGATGTATTATCGATTAGATAGAGAGGATTTAATTGAATAATTAAAAACTGGGTGCCGCCCCTTCTTCAGGTTTTGCACCGTATTGTTTTCTTACTTTAGACAAATGCTTAGTCTTTTCGTAATTTCTTACATCTAGCATTTTGCGGAGTTTTCTAATTTGACTTAGTGTTAATTTAGTTTTACGAGAAGTTCTCCATATAGGCTTGGAGTTGTCATCTCCAACATCTTGGATTCCGGGAATTGCAACGTCAAACATTTCAAATAATTTCATAAGAGTATTTATCTTTTGTTACGACACCGGTCCTACTTCGCCTGCGCCTGGAACTGAACCTGTAGCTGTTGATGGTTGTCCGCCAACTGGACCAGCAACGTCTAAGTCGCCCAAGTCATCTAGTTCTTCCATATCGTCGATTTCTTCACCAGTTTCTATGTCTGTATCAAAATCACTGGTAGATACTCCAATGTTTCTGAGATCAGAACCAGCTGGATCATCAGTGGCTTCTTCTGTATTCTCTTCTGCCCATAGTTTTTCATTCTTCTGAATCTCTTCTTCAGTCAATCCTAAGAATCTTTCTAGTGCAAAACGCTTTGAAATATAAGGGAATGCTTCCATACCAGAGAAAGTTGATACTCTAGCAGTATCTAACTCACTTTGACGATAAGCGGCAAAGTTTTGCGGTGGATTGAATTGTAGATCGAACATTCCTACATCGAGGTTAAATCCTCTCCAACGCAAGAATAGTTTAAATTCTTCGTCAAGTTTGCTACATATATAATTCTGTAATCGTTCGCAATATTGATTGAATCTAAACTCTTGTATCATTGCTGTACCGACACGACCATCATTCAAAGGCGTGGTATTATCATCTGGGCCTGTAGGCAAGTATGAACTTGGTACACGTAAACCACGTGCTAATCTGTTATTAAAGTACTTAAGATCGTCAATCTCGCCTAAGTTCTGTCCACCTGGTAGAACTTCAACTGATGAGCCTCTGCCTTCTGCTGTTACAGGGAAGAAGTAATCCTCATTCATACTTAGGGGATTATATGTAGCATCTACTACTGAGTTGCCACCATGTATACTAGGTATACGTCTTTGATGTATTTCATTTTTTATTCTGTCCACGAACGCCATAGCTAAATGCGATGGCATGTTACCAACGTCAATCTTAAACATTCTGCGTTCTGGTGCACGTTGTACACGATAGATCAGAACCGCGTCTTCTAACAGTTCTTTCTGCTTGTATACTTTGAAGATATTCTCTAAGATAGACTGTCCGAAAGGCCAGAAGCGATCTAATCCTTCTGTTAATGACAAGTGAACAACATGATTAGAGTCGATTGAGGATTCTGATTGACCTAATGTAAATCTACTGCCCGATGTGTTATAAGGCATAGATGGTGCTGTGTATCCGCCTCCTCCGCCTCCTCCGCCACCGCCTGTACCACCTAATCCTGTCGTTGGATTTGCGGCAAAGTCTGTGTTTGTTTTTTGTGCAACCGTTAAGTTCTGTAAGTTAATGTTTAGGTCTTTGATGACATATTGCTCAGGAAGTTTACCTTCGCTCTCATTAACAATAACTTTAATAACTTTAACCATGTCAACCCAGTAGAGTTTAAAGTTCTCTGGATCCCTTACGAATACTTGGTCTCCATACTTGACCACGTTTCGAAAGATTTTAAACATACGTGTATCAAACTCGTTAAGTTTGCACCATTGTTGTAATTGTTTAGATAATAGACTAACTTCATGTGGTGTAGGTTCATCTTTATATTCGAATGAAAAAGGTGTTTTGTTGTGATCATTTCGCTGAGTGCTAAATTCTGCAATGATATCCAAACATGCGTTGATCTCTGCATCAACGTCCATCATCTCATATTGATTGTATCGTTCTATTCTGTTTGGATGACCCGTATATACTTCTGGGAGTCTACTCATGTAGTTTTTGTAGCCGAAATCTGTACTAGAGTAGCCTGCTTCGGACGCACCACCATTCCAATTACCAGAGTTGCTATTATTACCTGATATCGGGCTAGATACTCCGCTTTTATTTAAAAAATTCTTTGTGTATGCCATATTAGTATTTAGTTAAACTGCGGCGTAGTTGCCGATTTTCTCTAATTGATTATTACTGTCATCTACCTTAGATATCAGTGTTTTTAGTAGCTTATTATTGATCTCAGCAAAGTCTAGTTGTTTTTTCATCATATCATTATTATTAGATTCAATTGTTGTTTGGGCAATCTGCCTTTTTTCGGTAATTGCCGTACTGTCGTCATTAATTTCGTTAACTAGATCAACTTTAGGAGTGTTACCCGAGGATACATCATTTGCTGTTGTGGTATCTTCTACTATCATCTCTGCCCAGTTAGCATCCATTTCCTTTTTTAGTTTCTGTGTTCTTGGACCTGCCTCGGTAGCCTCGGTAGCATATTCGTTTGCTTCTTTTACTGTGTCGAACTGTTCAAGTGTTAGTCCGCTCTTTTTAAACTCTTGAAATATTTTCTTTGTCATTTCCCCAATAGTTTCTTTCTCCTTGGCGGTATACTCGGTCTCTGCCGCATCCCAGGCTTTCATCGAATTTAATTCGACCAATCTCAACCGTATTCTAGTAATCATGGCCTCGTTGCCTAATAGATCGGTTTTCGTTTGTATATTTGAATATAAATTTAATTGATCTGTTGCGTATTGCAAGTCAGATATTCTTTTACCATTATTTGCCGTGTGTGTCCCTTCACTTGCATCGTCATTTAAATCATTATCTCTGATCATAGCTGTCATCATACCGATCGCTTGACTAACATCAATCTCAGCGGACCTTACCAATTCTCCCATTTTTTCGTAATCAATATGACTATCACCCACGTGATCTTTGTCATATATGTCTATCTTTTTAGCCATCTCCAGATTGGTTGCGTCCAATTTTTTGTCTTCCATCGATAGGGTTATTCCTTCGGCTATCTCCCCGCCAATTAATTCTCCGCCTTTCATACCCATCCATAAACCAAGTGCTGAACCAATTATTCCTCCAATAGCAGTACCTACGACAGGTACTACTGACCCAATGGCCGCGCCAGCCAATCCCATAGCCACCACGCCACCAGCACCGCCGACAGCGGTACCATAGCCTTCACCCTTTCCTACTGTCTCTCGTCTTATCCGCTCGTCCTCTGTAATTTTTTTATCGGCAAATGCTTTTTCTGCTTTTTCTCTTTTCTCAGAGGCATGTTCCCATCCACCCCAAATTGCGGCCGCGACTCCTAATAGGGCATTGCCTTTTACAACCTTACCAGCTGGCCCAGCCATTTTGGTAGCAAACTTGCTCGCGGTGGACTGTATTGGCCCGACGAAGGCTTTTGCGGCGTTTGCGGCTTTGCCACCTATGCCACCACCCAGGAAGCCCAAAGCTGCCATTTTACCAAGTGATATTGATGCGGCAGTGGCTGCTACGGTTAATAGACCAACTGCCCATGTTCCTGCATTAAACCCAGTGGTTAATGGATTGATAGAATCTGTCAATCTATCAACGTCTGTTCTTAAGTTTCGTTCTAAAGATTGGAATAATGCCGCAAGTTGTTTTTGAGCGTCATACTCTTTCCCGGTAGATTCTATTATATTTCCTTTGGCATCTTTTTTAACTGTTGCTCGGTCGTTTTCTGTGTTGTACATGGTCATGTAGTGATGAAGATTTTCAGCACCGACACCCATACTTTCACCCAATGCCTGTCCTTCGCTCGACATCCTCTCTATAGCAGGCTGGAGACGGGCTACATTGCGGGCGATGCCGCCCATGAACTGTTCCTCTACCCAAGTTTGCAAGTCTAGCAAGTCTTGGCCTTCGTTCGCATTTGGATCAACATTAGCAAATCGTCTTTCCATCTCTGCGGCATTAATACCCAATTGTGCGACAGATGTATTGTTTGTAGCAAAGGATCCTGTTCGCATTACTTCAGCGAGTATTGCGGTAAATTCTCCGCCTAAGGTTGGTGCGAGTTTTGCAATGCTATCTTCCATTGCCGTTTTATGATCTGTCATCTCTTTAATGCGGTCATTGAGGGATTCCCTACTCGCCTCTAACTCATCCCTCTTCACCTGAGTAATGTCTTTGTCAAGTTGTGCCGTTACGGCCAAACTTTTTGCCTTCAGCGCATCTATTTCTAAAGTCATCGCTACGTTTGCAATTTGATTTTGATATGCAGTTAATGCTATCTCTTGATCTCTTTTAACACCGTCAATATTTTTGCCGGTTATTTCACTAAGTAGGGCTAGACTTCTTACATATTCAAGTGTGCGTTCTCGAAGTTTTGTTTGGGCCTTTCTATCCTTGACCGTCTCTCTCGCTCCCTCTCTCGCTTCATTTCGTAAATTTATACCTGAACGTTTTTGTAATTCTAAGTAATATAACTGATATTCATTCGCTTCTTCTAGGGTGCGACCATATCTACGCATTTCCATTTCTTGAGAGTCACTCAGACTGAATATGCTTATTAAATTCTCGACACCTTCGGCGGTACCTGAGCCTAATGTGTTTAAGCTTGCACCTGCGCTTGTAATAATCTTAGTAAGTTTTTCTAAATCCTGAGAGGCATAACCAGCATCTCGTGCCATATCCGTGATATTATCAGACGTAATTCCTGCTATTGCACCCATACTGTTCAGTTCTTTGACAAACTGATTTTGAGCATCGGCTTGATTAAGCATGATCTCACCGATTTTAAAGATGCCTTTACCCATTTTTCCTAAGGCTTCACCTATCGGACCGAATGATTCACCGAAATTTGCAACAGCTTCTCCACTTGTCGATAACGCTTTCCCATATTTGCCAAATCCTGGAGTGCTGTCAAGCAAGGCTTCAGAAAATTTACCCAATGATTGTATTGCGAGTGATCCTGATGCGGCGAGCAGCCTGTTACTCTGATCAATTTCACGATCTGCTCGTGCCTCTGCTTCTTCACGTTTAGTTTGGCCGTGCGCGGCTAACGTACTTGTCCTAGCAAATTCATTTACTGACTCGTTTGCTTTCTTTTGTGCGGTATTACTGGTGTTAGCCGAATCAGCTACAGCGCCCAATGATGCGGCCAGTGGGCCCATAACTCTATTCAAGGCTATAATATGTTCTTGCAGTTCTCTTATTACTTCTGGGTCAAAATCTTCCATACACTCTTTTACCTAAGATTTAAATTTGGGTGTTTTCCTACTACTAAATATACTCTATTAGTATTTAGTATTTTAAAATACCCAATTTTTTATGTGAGGAACATATATGGAAAACAACAACAGTAATCCCCTACGTCAATTCTTTCGTAGACCCGCAGTACATTTAACTCTACCTTCTGGTGGTGAAGCATACACAAGTGACGATATTGAATTTCCGGCAGATACAAGAGAACTGCCTGTTTATCCGATGACAGCCATTGATGAGATAACAACAAAAACACCAGATGCATTGTTTAACGGTTCTGCTATGGTAGAACTTATCAAGAGTTGTATTCCCGCAATCAAAAATCCATGGAATCTATTGAGTAATGACCTAGATAGTGTTCTCATCTCTATTAAAGCGGCAGGTGGACAAGAAACAATTGATGTCGAGTCTGTGTGTACAAATGAGGAGTGCGCGATTCCAGGTACTTATGGTATTAACCTACAAGTATTACTGCGATCTATTTCGAAGGGTGATTATGAAACTCCTTTACCTATAGGTGATTTAAAAATATGCTTTGGTCCTATACAGTATTCAACCATGAATAAAGCGGCTTTAAAACAGTTTGACATTCAAGGCAAGTACAAAAATACACCCCAAATAGAAGACACTACTGAACGCAATGAAGCAAATAAAAATGCATTGATAGATATCACATCATTAACTATGGAAATTTTATCAGATACAATCACCAAGGTAATAACACCCGATTCAGAGGTGACAGAAACAGAATTCATACTTGATTTCTTGCAGAACTGTGATACTACAACATACGAAGCAATTCGTGATCATAACGTAGAACTCAGATCAAAAAGTACTATCAAGCCACTGACAATTACCTGTACTGAATGTGAACATGTATATACGCAACCATTCACACTAAACGCATCGGATTTTTTCGTCTAAGACTCCTTTCACTCGACCCTGATGGGGTGAGGGAGTTGATCAACGATTACGAAAATTACACCCAGGGAATCAAGTCAAATGCATTGACCATGTCTTGGTACATGCGAGGTGGTGCGTCCTATGAAGACATTCTCAATATGTCGGTATCAGAAAGAAAAACTATCAGTGCCTTAGTAGAAGAACACCTGGAAACTACAAAGAAAACACAAATACCATTCTTCTAAACAACCTTATATTGGTCTTGTTTAGAAGTTCTCTTCGAGAACTTAATTACTCTTTCACTTCGTTCAATCATAATTTTTCTTTCAAAGTAATAAATTTAAATACTGGATGATTATAATTTTGTTTTTGTATTATTATTTTTTGAGAGCCATGGTAGTGCTTCTAAACACTACCAATGATCGGCGGACTATTGTTCCCGTCGTCCCATGTTGATTATCCCCAATCGATTACGTTACTATAATCAATTGCTACCGGTTGCCCTGTAAAGTTTGCTGGGTTGTAGTTGAGTCGATTACACTAATAAATGTAACCTCTCGGCAACGCATGTTTCATATCATCAAATCAAAATATATATGAACTCATTCAAGGTTCGCTACCATAACGATTGCCTTGTCGGTTTATGTGTCTATAAATAGACACTACTCCAGTTCCGTCGCCTGCATGACACAGGTTCCTCAAGGAGGGTCGAGTATAAATCACGACCATACTAAATGTATGTTATATTAAATCTTTATAGCTGTAGTTTTAGTTTCTATTGGGCTTGAGTTGTTCTCTGACGAGGTTGAGTTGTTCTCTGGTGGGTTTGAGTTGTTCTCTGACGAGGTTGAGTTGTTCTCTGGTGGGTTTGAGTTGTTCTCTGGTGGGTTTGAGTTGGTCTCTGGTTTGCCTGAGTATGCTTTAAATATATCTTTGTTGTGTTTGAAAAAATGATCATGCTCTACTAAAATCCAATCAGCATGATATTTGGAAGTATAATACATAAATTGATCACTTACCCATGTATATCTGCTAGGTACGCAAACAAATTTGCCTTTACGATTAAATTTCATAAAAAGAACATTTAAGTCGCCTTCATCAGCTACGTCCATTAATTGGTCTAACCATGAATCAAGTTGTTTACATGATCCTGCCAGTACCTGATGAAACGGAAAGTCTGCATAAAATTTACATTCTACATTAAGCATGACAAAACTTTGTCCAGGAACAATGTCCCCTTTAAAACTTCTAATCTGGCCTTCATGTAGTATCTCTGTACGAGATTGATTTTTGCCACCAACATAAGCACCAGAGCCAGGTGCTCTGATAAAACTTTCTTTGTATAGTTCACTTAGATATTTTGCGATGTCTCGTTCGTATCCTGAACCTTTGTTTTTTGATGGTGATGGCATATTACTAATTATCTCCCTACCATTGAGTGGTATAATTTTTATTCACAATTTTAGTACTGTATTTTGTCTGGTATTCGTAAGAGCCGTGTATAAACTAGGCCTCTTAAAATTAATTTTGGGTAATTTCACAGATTTTCCATCTCTCTCGTCGTATTATATGTAGTGAACCCGTTCTCTTTGATGACCTGTAACACACTAGGAACTCTTCCAGCTAGCTCTTCTCTATGAGATACTAGCCAGATAGACTTGTTGCGTCTGCGTGTCATGTCTTTAAGTATAGTCATTGCATTCTCAACCCCGATTGTATCTAGGCCCGAATCGATTAACTCGTCAATGAATAGCGCATTTATTGGACAGTATAAGTTTTCCCAAACATCTCTGAACGCAAAAGACAAGCCCAAGATCAATCTGTTGCGCTCACCCCTTGATAAATTATCAAAGTCTAATTCTCTACCCAATTCCGTAATTTCAACGGTTAAATCATTTTGGAACACAACTTGGTGTGGTAAACCCATCTTATCTAAGTATGAAGTCAGTCTGGCGTTTAAATATGACAAGTTTTGATCAATTATCTTCTTACGCACAAATGAATCTTTGTTTGTTAGTAAATCTAACAAGAACTTCTCATGATCAGCTACACGTGATAATGCGTTAACTTTGTCGAAATTACACTCTTGTAATGCATTAGCTTCCATATCGACGATTTGGTCTGTATACGGATTCTCTTCTTGTGTTTTGCGCTCTACTTGCCATTCTATGTTTTTAATTTGGCTTTGGTGTTCAATAGCCTCACTTTCTGAACTATAATGAACGTTTGGACGCGTACCAACAGCACCCAATTTTTCTTTTTCTTTTTCTAGTTCCACAAACAGTTCGGCAAGCTCCTCTAAATGAGCATTGATGCTTGTTAATGAGTCTTTCTTGTTGTCTACGACTTTAACGTGTCCATCATCGTGAAAGTCTTGACCACAGGTATGACATTTGTTTGTTTCTAGTATCTCTAATTCTTTTCCTAGCTTTTCACTAGTTTTTCCTTCTTTATTGAGATCATTTTGTGTTCTGGTCAACGATCTATCAATGTCTGCATGATCTTTTGTTAATTGAGTGTGTACTTTGAGTTGGGTGTGTCCAAGTAACTCTGCATCAATGTCTATTTTCTTTAATTCTTCAACAGTGTTTGTTAGTTTAGTTATATCTTCTGAATGTTTTGCATTCCATAGTCGCTCTCTACTCTTAAGACTGTTTATTTGTTCTTCTATTCTTTTGTTAGCCTCTTCAACAGCTTGAATTCTTACTTCTTCATGTTGCATATCATCTTTAGTTTTCTTTATAACTATCTTTATTTTTTCGGCTTTCTCTGATAACAGAGTAATACCTAATAACTGCTCTATGATGTCTCTTTGTTGACCAACAGGCATGCTTAAGAAAGGCAACGTGTATGTATTAAGTGCTATAATGTTCCTAAACATAGTAGGAGACATGCCAAGAATGCTATCTATCGTTTCTTGCGTCTGTCTGTTTTCGCCTTGCGCTTCATTGTCTGTTTCTTCTGTTCCATTAATATAGAATTTCAGATCATTTGGCTTCCGACTACGTTCAATACGATACTCTATACCATGACATTCAAATTCTAACGTGACCATCATGCCTTTGCCGTTTGTTCTGTTAATGAGGTTGTTTTGTTTGATGCTATTAAGAGCAGTGCCATATAATGCATAACTAACCGCTTGTATAAGCGTAGTCTTACCAGTACCATTTCTAGCACCATCACCACCTAAATCTAAATTATCACCTAAGATCAAGGTCAACTCTTTATTATCTAAATCAACTCCCTGTGTCACAGATCCAACACTTAAAAAGTTTCTAAGTGTTATGTTTTTTAATTTTATCATAGTGCCTGATAAATCTCCAGTAATATACCTTTGTCGTAAAAATCGCTTTCTATTTTTTCTATTTGATCGATGATAATAGAGTCAACACTCTCGAATGAAATATCGCCAGGAGATAAATCCTGCGTATATTCTTCGTTCATTATAGGAATCAGTGACATTTCTCTTAATCCATATTCAGGAATGAGTTGTTCTCGGATATAATTAGACTCTTCATACGATATATCAATGTCTAAGTGAACTTTGATGTGTGCGTTCTTAACAAGCAATCCTTCAGGGTTTTCTAAGATTTCACTTAGCTTGTAAACTCTGTATACAGGCTGGCCGGGCCACGAACGAAAGATTGGCTCTTCGTCCCACCCTAATATCATCATGCCACGAGCATCATCGCCTGCATCTGCGTAGTTGTGAGGGAAAGCGTTGCCCATATACCAAACATTCTTTTCATATTGTCGTTTATGAAAATGTCCTGAAAACACTGTACCAAAATGCGATAAGTGATCAGCATGTGTTTCACCATGATCAGGCATTTGAACCATTGCATTCATGTAGAAGTAAGGAAGTTCTAAATGGGCAAACAAATACTTGCCTGTTTTCTTTCTAAGTAGCTTGTAGTCTTCGCCGCATAACCAAGGTGCTATAACGCAGTTGCCTTTTTCTAAAAAATCATCGACTATGACAACATTTTTGAGATGTTTTGCCCATTCGACTGAATGAATGTCTCGTTTGTCTCTATAATAGAGATCGTGGTTGCCCGTAATGAAGTACACTGTGTCAAATGCATCGTTGAGTTTTTCTAATGCATTTAATCCGAATTGTAAAGTATGCATGTTGATATTGGCTCGGTGATGATTCCAATCTCCCAAAAAGAGACAGGTTTCACACCCTTCTGCTTTAGCTTGTTCGATGAACCAATCCACAAAATCAGCACAGTCTCGATTGTGCTGAATGCTATTGCTCTTTAATCCGAAATGTATGTCCGTAAATACTGCCGCTTTCTTAAAAAGATTTTCCATAGTTAGTTTTTTCCAGTCTTCTATTATACAGTTTACAGGTAGGTAAAGCAACTAATTAGGTTGCTTTATTTCCCCAAATTGAATTATTCAGAATAGGTTTCTTGTTTGGTCTCATGTCCCATGCCATTATAATCTTTCATTTGGCGCGTGAATGACGGATTCAACCCATTCATTTCTAGGATATCATCTCTGATGTTTTGGTTGCGTTTTTCTGAGTTTAGTACTCTACAAAAACTGTTGGTGATAGCCGCAGTATAGTATGCAAAGGGGTTTGCAGACTTGGATTCATTAAATCGTAAGCCTACATAAGTTAATTGTAAAATAGCACTCTGTCTCATCTCATCATTGTAGGTGTAGCCACGCCAATTGAACTTCATAGCATATTTTTCACATAACATGATATACATACGTGCAAGTTTATCGGTTAGGCTACCGTTTGTTGCGGTAAAATTACCTGTCTTGAGGCCACCAGTCCAATGAGATTTACCAACCAAGGATAACGTCATTGTCTCGGCATCTAACATATAATGTTGAAATGGTGGGAAATTGACCTTAACATGAACGAAATCATCAACAACTACATCTGACTTTTTATCTTCGTTCTCTGCAAACAAATCTGTGTTCGGTTCTAAATCATTTTCAAAATCGATGATATCAATCGCTTTCTTTTTCTTAACAACTTTTCTAGGTTGCTTCTTGGCAACGGGAATGTGTTCCCAAGTCATTACCCGAAACATCAATCCATCAGTTTCGATAGTTTTTGGGTCAATTTTGTTTTTTCCAGCCAATCCTTGCTCTGCCGAAAGCCTAAGGCTCTTCATTAATTTTGCTTCTTTAAGTTGGGTAGGTTTGATGCACCAAGTCAGGGCTTTTTCGAGGGTATCGTCTGGGAGATCAATGATGGAATCATATGCATTGTACTCTTTCTTGGTAAAATAGCAATATGATGTTTTACTTTTGTGAATCTCTTTTAAAATGTCCTTGTTATTTAAATAATTGACTGTTTTTCTTGGTGCTGGCATTAATATTCCTTTATTGGTTAAAGACCTGTCAAGGTCTAATAGTTGATTGTACATAAATGCATACGTATTTGCAATGGGTACGGGTAAATTTAGGTGGTTTTCGCTTTTGCTAAATACATGTAAGACTACTATTTATACAAGATATATATGTCTCATATAATAACCGGAGAACAGTAAATGGACGCAGAAGCACAAGAAGGACAACAAAATGCCGAATCACGAGCAATAGCCGCAGATTGGCGAGTCCGACTGGCGTTAGCTCAAGGGGCTAACTATCTATACAAAGATCCAAAGAATCCTGGAATATTATCGCCTCTTATTGCGACCGACGGTGTTGTGTTTCCCTATACACCCACAATCAATATCTCGTATAATGCAAACTATGATGCTACAGCACCTACACACACAAATTATTTAATTCAACAATACATAAACAGTTCAGTTGACTCTATTTCGGTCACTGCTGACTTTACGTGTCAAGATACATTTGAAGCAAATTATCTTTTGGCATGTATTCATTTCTTTAAGTCAATGACAAAGATGTTTTATGGTCAAGATGAAAATCCAAAGAGCGGTACTCCACCGCCAATGGGATTCTTCTTCGGTCTAGGTGCATTTCAATTAGACAATCATCCGATAGCAATCACTAACTTTACATATGCTCTACCAAAAGATGTAGATTATATTAGAGCAACCAATACAAACACAGCGACCTCAGAATCTAAACTGCGGTTAGTCGGAGGACAAATTGAGCCAGGCGGAGCAAAACCACCGGCAGATTTTGCCAACACTGAAAATGACGCAATTACATATGTTCCAACTAAAATTACATTAACTCTCTCATGTGTACCCATTGTTAGCAGAAATGAAATTAGTAATAACTTTAGTCTTAAAGAATATGCCTCAGGAAAACTGTTGCGTGGATCTCAGCGTAACACAGGAGGCATGTGGTAATGGCAGTGAATAACGTATATCCAAAAACGAGTCCATATCATAGATCGGGGATTATTAATAAGAAATTCTTAGACGTAATGGAACCGTATACTGCGATTCCAAGAGACTCCAGTGATGCCGAGTTTACGATCACGCCTCAATATGAGTTTAGACCTGATCTATTAGCACAACATCTTTATAATGATCCTAAACTTTGGTGGGTATTTGCATCACGTAATCCTAACGCACTAGGTCCAGACCCTTACTTTAATATGGTTGCTGGATTACAAATCTATGTACCGAGACTAGACACGCTCCAGAGAGTATTAGGAATATAATGTCCGATGATCAAACAGTAAATGGTAGTAATGCGCAATCTAATGCTGATACAGGAAGCACCGATGCTCCGGGCAGAAGATTACACAATCCACTAGCCAATCTTGCATCATATACCTATCAACTGTCATTGTATATGATAACACCAGATGCATACGATGCATTTGTGCAAACTGGCAGAACTTCGATAGATGCCTTAGCTCAAGCTAGTGGCGAAAAAGGAAAGGGAAGCGGCGGAGCCTATTTAGTAGCACAGTCAGGTGGTATAAACAATAACACTTCGCAACGAATACCAGGATTTGAGTGGGATTACTACATTGACAAATTGCAAATAGATCAAGTAATCAACGCTAAAGCAACACAATCATCATCTAATGCATACAGAGTACAATTTGAGATTATCGAGCCGTACGGTTTCTCGTTTACCACAAAATTAAAACAAGCAAATGATGCGTTACAACAATACTTCAATGATAGCGGATATTCTCTTGGCTTATTATCGAACGGAAGTAGACAATTTTTTGTATTAGGGATTAAATTCTTGGGATATGATCAGTCCGGCAATATCGTCGATGGCGATGATACGTTTTCTGATGGTGATGGTCCCATCGATCCTGCGGCGTCTGGTACAAATCTCTTCGAAACATTCTATGATGTCCTTATCACCAGCATAAAATTCAAAATTGATGGACCTGCAACTAGATACACGTTATCCGGAGTATCTGCCGCACCTGGCTCGGTGTTCGGTACGAAAAGAGGTAGGCTTAAATCAACTAAGACAGTGTGTGGGAAAACGCTCGAAGACGCATTAACTGGTAAAAGGGGGTTACTCACTCAACTGAACAAAATACAAACTGCTCTTGTAGAGAAAGGCACCGCCACAATAGCAAATGAATTCAGAGTTGAATTTATAGGTGATGACGCAGATGCTTTAAAAAATGCAAGATTGATCAATCCACTAGACACAGACAAATCAAAATGGTGTCAACCTGAAATAGAAAATACATACCAAGCAAATGATGCTGAAGCCGCAAAAGCAGTACCTGATGATGCTCAAAGACGGGTAGTGTTTACTGAAGATACTCCCATGATAGAAGTCTTTGATCAACTCCTAAAAGATAGTTCTTACATGCGAGATGCATTGCTAGTAGTATACAGTAACAACCCTACACCTAATTTAGATACAGGAAAACAAGAAAGTTCCCCAGGTGGTGGTACACGTGTGGCATGGTATCATGTTACTCCAGAAATATCTAATGCTAAATGGGATCCAATAGTAGCTGATTGGGCATATGTAACTACTTACAAACTTGAAACATATCAGACTCCAGTTGTAATTTCTGCCACAACGAATCCAGGCATGGATTATTACGGTCCACACAAAAGATATGAATACTGGTGGACTGGACAGAACTCAGAAATTTTGTCATATGAACAATTACTAGATAATTTATTTTACAATGAAGTACTTGCTAAACCAGATATCGATAAAGACGGTCAGGGAACAGGCGGTGACGCACAAACATCACTTTCTACGCCAAATAGAACAGCGATGCCAACACTAAACAGTTTAGGAGGTGGCTTGGAAGCACAGAACAATTATATTACTAGTTTGTATTCTCCTGATTCATTTGCAGAAGCAAAAATTAAACTAATGGGCGACCCAGATTTTCTAGTTACGAATTCAAGAGGCGGACCCAATGCTGTATATCAAAGATTTTACGGTGACGATGGTTTTCGTATCAATGCTAACGGTGGCCAAGTCTTTATCGAAATCGACTTTAAGGAAGCAGTAGATTATAATAGCGAAACAGGAATTATGGATATTAATGACTCGATTGTGTTTTGGAAATACCCAGCCTGGGCCGCAGAAAAAATTAAAGGCGTAAGTTACACAGTAATTCAGGTAAAAAGTGTATTTGAAGGTGGCAAATTTACACAAGAATTAAAAGCCGTAATTAATACATTCACAGATGCGGCCACAAGTCCAGATGGCGATCCAAGAGCAGACATTGATGCCTTACCAAGATCCGGATCCGGAAATGATGCAAGAACAGATAACTTAGACATGGGAGTCTTGCCTGCTAATATCAATGAAGGCCAGTTTGGTCCCTTCAACAGCGGCCTAGGCGGATACGCCTTTCCGAACGATGATCAAGGTGGCACCTAATGGCTAAAGACGTATATAAGCCAAGAGGCAAGTTAAAGAAAAGTATGCCTGGTGCTGGCGTAGCCGCAACCATTGATGTACCTATAATATGTACTGTTATGAGTTCAGTCGATGCTACTCGTCAAGGACAGTTAGAAGTCTACCCTTCAGAAAACTTAGATAAAGGTGCATTCGACAACACTAATTGGATAACTGTAAGAAGACTTTCAGGATTTTTCGGAAATACTAAACCTCAAGGACCCGATGATGATTTCGGGGGATATGTAGGTAACCCAAGTGCATATGGACAATGGAACTCGCCACCTGATAAAGGCACAAAAGTTATATGTATTTTTGTTAACGGCGACCCTAACTACGGATTCTATATCGGCTCAGCCCCAGATCCAGAACTGTTATCTATGGTGCCGGCAATTGGTTCTTCTGAAAACGTTATTTTAAACGAAGGTGAAGCACAGTCATATGGCGGTGCCTTAAAACTTCCTACAACTAGCATTAACTCAAACAACAAAGCTATATCAGATACGGCAAGTTATTTAACTGAGCCAAAACCTATACATAGTTATACTGCCGCCATTATGCAACAGCAAGGAGTGCTTCGAGACACATATAGAGGCCCTATTAGTTCAAGTGCATCAAGAGAAGCGTCTAGTAGAGTAGGTTGGGGCGTAAGCACTCCTGGACGTCCTATCTACGATGGTGGATTGACTGACGAAGATATTGCTAGTAACTTAGATAAAGATCCACAAAATTATACTGTTACCTCAAGACGTGGTGGACACTCACTTGTCATGGATGATGGAGACATCATTGGTAGAGACCAATTAATTAGATTGCGGACAGCATTGGGTCATCAAATATTAATGAGTGATGATGGGCAGATGTTGTCTATCTTACATTCAAACGGACAAACATATATAGAGTTAGGTAAAGAAGGAACAGTAGATGTCTTTGCTACAAACTCTGTCAATATTCGTACACAAGGTGATCTTAATTTTCATGCTGACAATGATTTGAATTTACATGCAGGAAGAAATGTCAATATTAATGCTACTGAAAACATGTCAATGAATGCAGATAAGCAATTTACCCAGCGTGTTGGTGAAGACTATTCATTATACTCTTTGGCAAATATCAAAATAAAAGCAGATGCCGCAATAGCTGTAGCGTCTACTGGACAATTAGGATTGAAGACAGAAGCAGATGCATTTCTTGAAGGAGCAATCATACACTTAAACGATGGTGCCGCAAGTTTAACACCTGACATAATTGAACCAATAGAAATAGTAGCCCACCCAGACACATTATTTGATGACACTAAGGGCTGGGCGGCCGTTCTTGCAAAACTGAATAGTATTACGAGCAGGGCACCTGCTCACATGCCGTGGATGAACGCTAATCAGGGAGTTGATGTTACTGTAGATAGTAGCGCAGATGCGGCACTACCACAAGAAGCCTCGGCTGAAATGTCAAGTGCTAATGCTCTAGTTGCAGGTGCCGCAACGGTAGCCGGTGTAGCAGGGGCAACCACTGCAACTATTCCAGAAGTTGGTGCTATTAGCGGAGCATTAGACAAAAATACAACAACCACAATGCTAGGCGGAATAGCAACTTCTGCTACCTCAATTGCAAATGGGGCAGTATCGACAGGAACAGCACTGATAAAGAACGCCACCGGCGTAGTAACCGCGGCAGTAGGGTCATTTGCACAGACTCCGTCACAGTTATCAGCGGGCGGAGTTCTTAAACCTGGAGCAGATACTATGGTGAATGCATTAGTAGCAGGTGGCGCATCTGTCGCTAACGCCATGCCAAACAGTGCATTCTCTGGAAACAGTGGAACTAATTCATTAAATCAACTAATAGCAAACCCTGCAACACAAGCAAAGTCAGTGGTTACGAATTTACAAAAAGGTCAATCATTATTAACGACCGCAGGAGCAATAACAGGCAAAGAATCATCTGGTTCAATTTCTGGTGCAGTGGCTGGTACTGCTACTTCGTTAATCGGCCAACAATCAGGTGCTCTCACATCCACAGTATCAAGTACGCTGAGTGTTTTATCCAAAGCAACAAGTGATCCATCTGGATTACTAAATGCTGGAGACGGCACAAAAGCTGTCATAAATTCGATGGGACAAGGTGCTGTATCTGCGTTGACATCTAATCTGACAGGCGGTCTGGGTGGAATCACAAAAGCATTAGATACGATATCCGGTGCAAATATTCCAGGTATTGGGTCTGTATTAGATGCCGCTCGTGGCGCACAAGCATCATCCTTCAAGGCTATTACTGCTTCATTTAAACCAATGTTAGCAAATGTCCCCCAGAACTTAACAGAATTGGCTTCTGCCGCGGCCACCACAGTCGCAGAAGCATCAAGCGGAATGATTTCAGCAGATTTACCATCGCTACCATCGCTACCATCATCTACTGACATTGTAGATATAGCATCGACTAAATTGGGAATATAATAATGGCTTCCAACGACACAATTAATAATGCGGTAAACAATGTCAGTAGTTTGTCATCATCAGTGACAACATTAACACAGCAAGGAACCTTGCAAAATGCCGCGACTCTGGTACAGAGTGGCACCAATGCAACGACGGCGGCTGTATCAGCATCTGGTATTAGCAATTTACCTGGCGGACAAAAAATCGCTGAAAACGTAGTCAATAATGCAACAGGAGCAGTCAATGCACTTGCTGATGGTATCGGATCAGTAACAAGCACACTTGGCGGCTTAGCGGCATCAGCGTTTAGCGGAGGTGACCCAAGCAAAGCAATTAAAGATGGTCTATTAGGAGCCGCTGGCAGTGTAATAGGCGGCCTCACCAGCTCATTATCTGCTTCGTTAAGTCCAGGTGCATCAGCCGCACTTGCATCTGCGCTATCATCCTTGACTTCTGGTGGCGGATCAACTATAGTATTACCGACAGTCGCTATAAACACATTTAATAGAGCAGGACTGACTAGTCTCATTAGCAATGTGCTTGGTAATCCAAAGATACCTAGACCAAACTTATTGGGAGAAATTCCAGAGGGCGCAGTCAGTGCATTCGGACAGCTACTAGCCTTACGAGGAGCTCTCTCACAAAAAATTAAAAAACTTAATGACGCAGACAGAAAAATAGCGGAGAAACAAAGCAAATTCAATGAGTTGCGATCAACATTGCCTGCAGGATCGCTCGAAATAGAAAAAGCCAGAAACGAATACGAATCGGCAGCCAGAGCACCAGAATACAAAGCATTAATAGCATCTGTAAAAGAACTTAATGAGACTATAGGCTCGTCGATACCTACACCATCACCACGTCAAGAAAATGTTAATCCGTTCGCTGAAATAGAAGCGTTGATAGAAACTGTGGCCACGAATGAAGGAAATCAAATACTAGCAGATTCTGGTAACGCAGTCACAGGTAACCTCATAGTAACTCCTACTCAAACCGATCTATCTTTACCCTGGAATGCAATAGAAGATTCAGGCTTAAGAACATACGGAGAGATTGGTGTGGAGCCAATAAGTGATCAAGACGGTGGAGCTGATGTGTCTGAAAACACTATCGATGCGATAACTACCGGCCCCGGAATTAGACTAAAATGGACTACCTTGTCTTATTTGAATTTAAAATAAAAGGATATAAATAGTATTATGCCACAATACGTAGGATTCTCATCGATAAACTCGAACAAAGCCAGAACTGTCAATCAGGTACCAGGCCTTGACGGTCCGACGAATGGCATCACAAATCCTATCATATTCGGTAAAAAGTTTAGATTGGTCGATGAACAATTAGTGATCCAAGATTTAGTTAATGCACTTAATATTAGACAGGGTGAAAAAGTCGGCAAACCTAATTACGGTACTACTCTTTGGGACTTTATTTTTGAACCTAACACAACTGATGTGGTTAATGCGGTACAGAATGAAGTTAGACGAGTTGCAAATTTAGACCCAAGATTAGCTCTCAACACGATCAGAGCATTTCCACGAGAGAATGGCATTTTAGTTGAAGTTCAACTCTCAATTAATCCTTTTAACAACGCAGGCGATCTGGCATTATTCTTCGATTCACAATCTAATACTGCCGCTCTAGCTTAAAAATAGTCGGTTTTCCAGAAAGATAAATATAATAAACAGGAAACTACTATGGCAACAAGTTCAAGGCAATCGAGTCTATTCGGGGTAAATGATTGGAAAGCAATCTACGAAACCTTCCGAGAAGCTGACTTCCGAAGTTATGATTACGAGACTCTTCGTAAGAGCATGATTGATTACCTGCGACTTTATTATCCTGAAACATACAATGATTATATCGAAAGTTCAGAGTTTATCGCTCTACTCGATGTCATGGCGTTTATGGGACAAGGTCTTGCATTCAGAAACGATCTCAACACCAGAGAGAACTTTCTTGATACTGCTGAACGCCGAGATTCAGTTGTTAAACTCGCAGACTTGGTAAGTTATACTCCTAAAAGAAATTCATGTGGCTCAGGATATTTAAAAATATCGACTATCAGAACAACAGAAAACATTACTGACGCCAACGGCATTAATTTAAGCAACGTTCCAGTTAATTGGAATGATCCATCTAACGCTAATTGGTTAGAGCAGATGAACACTATCTTTAATGCTACGATGGTAGATACCCAGCGCATCGGAAAACCAGGCAACACGGCTGAGATTCTTGGTGTTACCACAAGCGAATATGGCATCCGCATTCCTAACAACACACTGCCTATTGTCCCGTTTACCTCTCAGGTTGACGGCCAAGCAATGAACTTTGAATTAGTAAGCGGAACTACACTAGACAAAACATATGTGTATGAAATCCCGCCTGCTCCTACTGGTAAAATTAACATGTTGTATAGAAATGATAAGTTAGGCTTCGGATCACCGAATACTGGCTTCATGTTCTACTTTAAGCAAGGTAGTTTGAAGAACTCTGCCTTTACTTTTCAGCAACAAATTTCAAACCAATCAATAAACATTGATATTAACGGTGTCAATCAAACTGACACGTGGTTGTATCAAATTAACGCAGACAATACTTTTGGTACTTGGAAACAAGTAGAAAATGTATATTCTGATGCATATTTACAAACAGAGTCAAGTGATAAGAAAATCTTTTCAGTTGGATCACGTGCGAATGATGAAGTAACATATGTCTTTGGTGACGGAGTGTTCTCGGAGATGCCCGTAGGCAACTTCAGAGCGTATGTCCGCTCAAGTAACGCACTAGCATATACAATTGATCCTTCTGAAATGAATGGTATTGCAGTAACGATAACCTACGTAGGTAGAACAGGCAGAAACGAAACATTATCAATGAACTTTACGTTACCACTGCCAGTGACCAATGCACAACCTAGAGAATCATTAACTGCAATCAAACAACGAGCACCTACTAGGTACTATACGCAAAATCGTATGGTTAACGGAGAAGACTACACTAACTTCCCGTATACTCTTTATAACTCCATCATTAAATCAAAAGCAGTCAATAGAAGTTCTATCGGTGTTTCTAAAAACTTGGATTTACTTGACCCCACTGGCAAGTACTCAAGCACAAACTCTTTCGGAGACGATGGGGCTTTATACCAGACTGACACAGACGGCTTTTTAACATTGCAAGTAGACAATACATCTGATATTATACGTTTCTTCACTGAGGATCTTGCATCTGTATTAGCATTAAACAGATCAAATCAATATTACATACAAAATTATACACGCTATGCATATCCAGGCACTAGTGGCGGAACAACAATGTTTTGGAAAACTAGTTCAGTAGATGCTTCAAGTGAATCGGGTTATTTCTACACGTTAACAGGAACTATTGAAAATCCTACCCCTCTTGGTACATTTACTACGACTAACGCAAAGTACATGACAAGTGGCGCCATTATAAAACTTAATGCTTCGGCTGGCTACTATTTTGACAGTAACAATAGACTAGTTGCAGGCATCCCATTAAATGGTCAAAAGAATTACATCTGGTCAACAATATTAAATGTGGTTGGTGATGGTAATAACAACGGTAATGGCACGTTTGCAAATGGCACTGGACCAGTGACAGTTAATGGCTTTATCCCTGACAATGTAACAGTATCAGACGTTATTCCGGTGTTTGATAATTCATTATCAGCAACTGTTATACAAGAAGCGATTCTCAAAATTGAATTGCAACAAAATTTTACACTAGTTTTTGATAATTCATTGTTAATCAATCAAGAACGTTGGTCGATAGGCGCGGCGGGCGCAACTAACTACTTTGTTAAGTTTACAAGCTTAGGTAATAATCGGTACACGGTAACTTATAGATCGCTTACATATTACTTTGGTAGTGTAGCAGACACTCGTTTCACCTTTAGTCAGAACGAATTAGTGTATGATCCGTTCACAGGTAAAATCATACAAGATTTCATTAACATATTAGGTATTAACCCAAAGTTTGGCGCAAGCACCGCATTAGGTGCAGACACTAAAGTTAATATTCTAGGTCAGACAGTGGAATCAGATGGATACGTCAACGATTTCCAAGTCGAAGTTGCGGCCACTGATGTTAATAACGGACAACTGATTCTTAATCCAGATTTCTTTAGTGACATCACTGGATATGTCAACAACGGAGCAAACACTGGAGTCTATGTATTCTTTAATACAGTAACTGATCCAGTTAACTTAACTCGTCAGTTAATTGTTCCTAATACAGATGTTGTATATGCATACGGAACTAAAAATCAAATTGAAATTGTAAAATATGAATTCCCAGTAGGGCAATTGTTCTATGCATACACAGATGGATTATTCTTCAGGACTGTACAAGATGCAACGGTAACAACGCCCTTCTATCTTGTAACTGCACAGACTACTTACTCTACCAAATCAGGGCGGCAGGGACTAGACTATCAATATAGACACAATGCCAACAATACTACGCGCATTGACCCAGCAACAACGAACATTATTGATTTATATCTGGTAACGCAAGCATATTACACAGCATATCAAAATTGGATCAGAGACACAACCGATACTGTAGTAAAGCCAGAAATGCCAACCTTGAATGAATTGCAGATAGCATATCCATTGATTCAAGATTACAAAATGTTGTCGGATTCAGTTATATTAAATAGTGTAACATTCAAGCCATTATTTGGTATTAATGCAGACCCAGCATTGCAAGCGACGATCAAAGTGATCAAATCAAGGACAACAAATGCATCTGATAGTGAAATTAGAAGTTCGGTGTTAGCTACAATGGACACGTACTTTAGTATTAATAATTGGACCTTCGGCGATACTTTCTTTTTCTCTGAGTTGAGTGCGTATGTACACGAAATGATAGGAGGACTGGTAAGTTCTGTCGTACTTGTTTCAAATGACCCAGAAAAATTGTTTGGTGATTTATATGAAATTAAATCCAGACCGTATGAAATATTCGTAAACGCGGCCAGTGCAAGTAATATTGTAATTGTGTCAGCATTAACTCCTGCAACATTGCAGTCTTAAAGGTTTTAATTATATAACATGTCAAGAATAAGAACAGTAGATTTTTTACCAGAGATATTCAAAACTTCCACGAATACACAGTTCTTGGGAGCAACACTTGACCAACTAGTTAATCCTCCAAAGACAGAAAGATTGCAAGGTTATGTGGGAAGCGAGTTTGGTTATGGTGTCAACGCAAAAGATTACTATGTAACTGAGCCAAACAAAACGAGAACCGATTACCAGTTGTCTCCCGGTGTCGCATTCTTAAACAACAATCAAGCATCTGCAAAAGACTTTCTAAGTTACCCAGAGTTGATTGATGCGATTAAACTTAAGGGCGGAGTCACGCTTAACAATAGTCGATTGTTCGAAAGCCAATTCTATTCTTGGGATTCTTTCACGGCATTAGATAAACTAATTAATTTTAACCAGTACTACTGGATACCTGCAGGACCACCAGTGGTCACAGTTGCGTCTGCTATTGTCTTCTCAGAAACAGACTATAAAGTCACTGATACGGCAAGTGCTTACAATGTAAAATTGTTAGGCGCATCTTCAGGGACACTTAATCCAACTGTTACCTTACTTCGTGGCGGTACATATCGTTTCGCAGTTGATCAAGAAACTCAATTTTGGATTCAGGGCGTACCTGGAACTACAGGGTTATCAGGTGCACAGGATACTAGACAAGTTCTAGGTGTTAACAACAACGGTGCTACAGATGGTTATGTTTCATTTACAGTTCCCGCCAGAAATGCACAAGATCAATTTTTGTTTCCAGGCAACAACTTAGTTGGCGTAGTAAGCACTGCATTATTTGCTGACGTTAACGGCAAGACTCTTAGCGAACTAGGAAGCATAGATGGCGTAACGTCACTTGAAAATCTATCTGTGATGTTCTATGATACAGGAGAGGAAAATGAAGTAGGTTTCGTATCATCATTCTTTGATGAGAGCGGAGCAAACTATGATGTTAATTTAACATCTCCTGATTTGGTTCCTGCAGTTACATTGGAAATCACAGAAACAGTCGCTGGTGGAACAAATAAACTAATTACATCAGGTGTTACTACTGATCTGGTTCCCAATCAAACAATTACGTTTTCATCATCAGCGGGCGCACCGT